GTTGATTTAGGTAATGGTACTAGTTATAATCCAGCAGAAGCATTAAATATGTATTTTCAAACTGGTAGTATTGTAGGTAGATCAATGACGCAAGATGGTGGTATAAACCCAGGTAAGGTTCCTATACAAGAATTACAAACCTCTGCTTCTCAAAGTAAAATAGCTTCTTTAATACAAACTTATCAATACTACTTACAAATGATAAGAGATGTAACCGGTTTAAATGAGGCTAGAGACGCTAGCGCTCCAGATAAAAACGCTTTAGTAGGTTTACAAAAGTTAGCCGCAGCAAACTCTAATGTAGCAACTAGACATATATTACAGTCTACTTTATATTTAACATTAAGAGCTTGTGAAAATATAGCGCTTAGGGTTTCTGATAGTTTAAGATTTGCTTTAACAAATCAAAGTTTAAAATACAGCATAAGTGCGTATAATGTAGGTACTTTAGCAGATATAGATAATTTACATTTAAGAGACTTTGGTATATATTTAGAGCTAGAGCCAGATGAAGAAGAAAAAGCTCAACTAGAACAAAATATACAAGTAGCTTTACAAGCTGGAGGCATAAACTTAGAAGACGCTATAGACATAAGGCAAGTTAGAAATTTAAAACTTGCTAATCAAATGTTAAAGCTAAAAAGAAAACAAAAAGCTAGAGCCGATCAACAAGCACAACAAGCTAATATACAAGCTCAAGCACAAGCTAACGCACAAGTAGCAGAACAAACTGCTTTAGCTGAAACACAAAAGCAGCAAGTACTTACAGAGCAAAACATTCAGTTAGAAAAAATGAAATCAGAGTTTGCTACTACTAAGATGAGAGAAGAAGCACAGTTGAAAATACAGTTAATGCAAAAAGAGTTTGAGTACAACATGCAGCTAGCAGCAGCTAAAGTACAGCAAGAAGATCGAAAATTAAAAGAAGTTGAAGATCGTAAAGATCAAAGAACAAAAATACAAGCGTCTCAGCAAAGTGAAATGATAGACCAAAGAAAAAATAATCTAACACCTATAAACTTTGAGTCTGCTGGTAATGACGCTATGGATGGTGGATTTAACTTTGAGCAATTTGCTCCTAGGTAATTATTAATTATTATATTATATTATGTCAAAAGAAGAAGTAAAACAAGAGGGTGACTTTAAAATAAAAAAGAAGCCTAAAAAACTAGTTGATAAAAACGAAACAATAAAAGTAGATTTATCAAAAAAAGAAGAGGTGGAAACTAAAAAAGAAGAGGTTAAAGCTGAAGAAGTTGAACAACCTGTTGTTGAAGAAGTTAAACCTGAACAAAAAGAAGAAGTAAAAGAGGAACAAGTAATAACGCCAATAGAAGAAGTAAAAGCAGAGGATAAAAAAGAGGTAAAACAAGAAATAAAAGAAGAACCTGTCGCTGCTAAAGAAGAACCAGTTGTAAAAGAACTTCCTGAAAACATAGAAAAGTTAATTTCTTTTATGGAAGAAACTGGTGGAACAGTTGAAGACTATGTCAGAATTAATGCTGATTATTCTAATGTAGACGAAAATACTCTTTTACAGGAATACTATAAAAATACTAAACCACATCTTAGCCAAGATGAAGTTGCTTTTATAATGGAAGACAACTTTTCTTTTGACGAAGAAGTGGATGAAGAGCGAGACATAAGAAAAAAGAAACTCGCTTATAAAGAAGAGGTTGCTAAAGCTCGTGGTTTTCTTAATGATATGAAGGATAAGTATTATGCTGAAATTAAAAACAGGCCTAATATTACTAACGATCAAAAGAAAGCTATGGACTTTTTCAATAGATACAATGAGGATCTAGCACATGCAGACAAAGTAAGACAAAGTTTTCATAATAGAACAGATCAATTTTTTAACAACGACTTCAAAGGTTTTGAGTTTAACGTTGGAGAGAAAAGGTTTAACTATAAAGTAAACGATGTTAACTCAGCTGTTAAGAAACAGTCTAATATAGATAACTTTTTAAGTGATTTTGTAGAAGACGGTGAAATAAAAAACATGAGTAAATATCACAAAGCTCTTTTTGCTGCAAGAAATGCTGATACTATAGCAAATCATTTTTACGAACAAGGTAAAGCTGATGCGACTAAAGACATTATGTCAAAATCTAACAACATTAACGAAGAACCTAGGAAAGTTTCCAACGGAGAAGTATTTGTAAACGGATGGAAGGTTAAAGCTATATCAGGAATAGATAGTTCTAAATTGAAAATTAAAAAACGATAACAATTAAAAACAGATAAAAATGGCTGGTTCATTTAAAACAAACGATCCACTAGGGAAGTTTTCTATTTCTCCAATGCCAGCGGAGTCTAAGTTCGTTACACAACAAAATTATCTTAATTTTCACGACGGCTCAGCTGATTGGACACAACAATTTCTACCAGAACTTTACGAAGCGGAAGTAGAAAGATATGGAAACAGAACTTTAGGTGGTTTCCTAAGAATGGTAGGCGCAGAAATGCCTATGACATCAGATCAAGTAATTTGGTCTGAACAAGAAAGATTACACATCGGGTATGATACTGCAGTAGTAGCCTCAAATGGTACTATTGTAGAAATTAGTTTACCAGATGATGAAACAACTTGTGCTATAAGAAAAGGTGCTACTATAGCTATTGGTGATACAACTGGTAAAACTGTAAAAGCAAAAGTAACTGGTGTTACTATTGTTCCAGGTGTTGCTCCAGTCCCAAACAAAGCTGAAGTTGCTTGCTCTACATATGGTCTTACAAACATTAACGATGAGATTGCTGACGGTGATGCTGTTAAGTGTTTTGTATACGGATCTGAGTTCGCTAAAGGAACTGCAGGTATGGAAGGTGCTTTACAGCCTAAGTTTAAGTCTTTTGCTAACAAGCCAATTATCATAAAAGATAGATACGAAGTTAACGGTTCTGATGCCTCTCAAATTGGATGGGTTGAAGTTGCTACTGAAGACGGAACATCTGGATACTTATGGTATTTAAAAGCCGAATCAGAAACTAGATTAAGATATGATGATTATCTTGAAATGGCAATGGTTGAAGGTGTTACTAATGCTGGTGGTTCTGCAGGATTTGAAGGTACAGAAGGTATGTTCGAGGCTATTGAATCAAGAGGTAATGTATACTCTGGATTTGCTGCTGGAACTGGTTTAGCTGATTTTGACAAAATACTTAAAAACTTAGATAAGCAAGGTGCTATTGAAGAAAACATGTTATTCTTAAATAGAGCTATGAATCTAGATTTTGATGATATGTTAGCTAACCTTCCTGCGGGTAACGCTGGTAACGGTTCTGGTTATGGTCTTTTTGACAATGACTCAGATATGGCTCTTAATTTAGGATTTTCAGGTTTTAGAAGAGGTTCTTATGACTTCTACAAAACTGATTGGAAATACTTAAATGATCCAACTACTAGAGGTCTGTTTGAAGACATTGATGGTGTTTTAGTTCCTGCTGGAACTTCTACAGTTTACGATCAAATGTTAGGTGCAAACATTAGAAGACCTTTCTTACACGTAAGATATAGAGCTTCTGAAACTGAAGATAGACGTTATAAGTCTTGGATTACTGGATCAGTAGGTGGTGTTTACACTAACGATACTGATGCTATGGAAGTACATTTCTTATCTGAGAGATGTCTTTGTGTTCAAGCTGCTAACAATTTCTTATTGTTCAAGAAGTAAGAACAAAATAATGCTAGGGCGCGAAAGCGCTCTAGCTATTTATTATTATATTATATTATATTATGAAAACTAAAGAAAAAAACTGGGAATATAAAGATAGATTATATTCACTAAAAGGCAATAAAAAGCCTTTAACACATACAATTGGCTCTAGACATACGGTTAAAAAACCTTTAATGTATTGGGACGAAGAAGAAAAAACTAATAAAGAAATTAGATATGCCACTAATCAAGACTCTTGTTTTGTAAGTGAACAGTCTGGCACAGCAACTCTTGGCCACATTGTATTTCAAGACGGCATTTTAGTAGTTCCTAAAGAACAAACTAATTTACAAAAACTACTAAGTTTATATCACCCTTTAAAAGACAAAATATACGTAGAAGAAGATAAAGTTAAAGAAGCGGAGATAGACTTAAGCTGGATAGAAGCAGAATTACAAGCTTTAAATTTAGCAACTCAATTAGATATAGATCAAATGGAAGCTATATTAAGAGTTGAACAAGGTTCTATAGTGTCTAAGATGACTTCTAAGGAGATAAAAAGAGATACTTTATTATTTGCTAAAAAAGATCCTTTATTGTTCTTAGATTTAGCGGATGATCCAAACGTTGAGTTAAGAAATATAGGTGTAAAAGCTCAAGAAGCTAAAATTATCAAGTTAAGTGCAGATCAAAGAGTTTGGTCTTGGAACAGCAACGGTAAAAAACTAATGCAAGTACCTTTTGAAGAGAACGCTTTTTCAGCTTTAGCTGTTTGGTTTCAAACTGATGAAGGTTTAGAGGTTTTAAAATCTATACAGAAAAAACTAAAATAACAAGTGATTATAAATACGAGGGGTTACACAAGTAACCTCTCTTTTTAAAATATTCATAATGGCAATAAACGTAAATGAGGTATATCAAACTGTTTTGCTAATATTAAACAAAGAACAAAGGGGTTATATGACTCCTGAAGAGTTTAATAAAACAGCAACACAAGTGCAAAGAAAAATATTTGAAAGATACTTTGAAGATTTAAATCAACAACTTAGAGTATCGCAAAGCGAGTTTGATTATGCTGACAGAGTTGCTAATATTGATGAAAAAATAGCAGAGTTTAAAACAGAGGGCGTAATATCAGCAGCACAGTCTACTGATCCTCCATATTACAACTTCTTTGAATTACCAAGTAACTTATATAGAATAAATACTGTTACTTTCGATAGCTCTACATATCCACCACAGCCTACAGGATATGGACCAGAGCAAGTTTCACCACCTATTTATGCGCAAACTACTATTGCAGAAGAATTACAAAGAGTTGGTAGAACAGAGTTTTATAATATAAATAAATCACCATTAACAAAACCTGATTTTTATTGTCCAATATATTTATATGAAGACAATAAAGTATTACCATTTCCAAACAACATATATTCACTAAGAGTTACATATGTTAAAAAGCCAAACGATATTAACTGGGGATTTACAACTATAGCTAACGGTGCTTATGTGTATGATCCAACGTCTTCTGTAAATTTTGAATTACACAATTCTGAACAAATAGAGGTTGTTATAAATATACTACTATATGCTGGTGTTGTAATAAAAGATCCTCAAATAGTGCAAGTAGCTAATAACGAAATACAACAAGAAGAGGTAAATGAGAAACAATAATTAATATGGCAGTTATAAACGAAACAAATGGTCAATATTACGCAGGACAGCAGATACTACCAAATTTATCTACTGTAGCACCTGGAGATAGTTTATTTATAAATGGAGGCGTTTGGAGCTTTGACACTACTCCGTTAAGTGCTTTTGGTTTACCTTACATAACTACAGGTAACATTGCTACATTTACACAGACTAGTTCATTTTCTAATTTTGATATATACTACCTAGCTAGTGGTTCTGCTAACTATGTAAAGATACCAGAAAACCAAGTAAGAGTATCAAATGAGTACACTGGTGAAATAGAAATATTGCCAAAAAACATATCAGGTGTTTTTAATGGTGATTTTTATATACAGTTAAAGCAATTTGCTATAAATAACAACTATGGTAACTATAGATTTATAAAACTTATAGACATAGTAAATAACTTTATTGTAGGTTATGTAGGTGAAGATAAGTTAATAAGAAAAGTTAAAAAACAAGATATTTTATTTCACGCTAAACGTGGATTACAGGAATTTAGCTATGATACGCTAAACACTGTTAAATCACATGAAATAAACATACCTATTAGTTTGTCATTTGCATTACCTCAAGATTATGTAAACTATGTAAAATTATCATGGGTTGACGACGTAGGCGCCAAACATGTAGTTTACCCAACTAGAGTGACATCTAATCCTACTTATTTGCCGCTTCAAGATGGTTCTGGTCAATATATACAAACTTCTTTTGGTGATAACACATTAGCTGAACAATCAATAACAGAAGAAAGATGGGGTGAAATATCTTCGACTAATGCTTTACAACCAGGTGATTACAGAGTAGCACCAAGAGAGGGTTTAATGGGTCAAAAATACGGTTTAAGCCCTGAAGAAGCACAGGCAAACGGTAAATTTACAATAAACGAAAGATTAGGATCAATATCAGTCTCTAGTGATTTAGCAGGAAAATTAGTTATATTTGAATACATATCAGATGGTTTAGCATATGATGAAGATATGCTAGTGCCTAAAATGGCAGAGCAAGCTATATACATGCATATAATGCACGGTATATTGTCTACAAGATCACAAGTGCCTGAATATGTTATAAATAGATATAAAAAAGAAAGATCATCAGCACTTAGAAACGCTAAAATAAGACTAAGCAATATAAAAACAGAGGAAATTGCACAAGTATTTAGAAACAAAGCTAAATGGATTAAACATTAATTATGGCAGAGGTTAAAAATACTTTCATGGGGTCTAAAATGAATAAAGATGTAGACTCTAGAATAGTTCCAAATAATGAATATAGACACGCTACTAATATATCAGTAAGTAGATCTGAAGACTCTGATGTTGGAGCTCTTGAAAATATTAAGGGCAACGAAATATTAAAAATACTAGACGGCGATAGGTTTTATAACTTTGGTTATGAATGTATTGGCTTTTGTAAAGATCCAGCAAACGATAATGTTTATTTATTTATTACTAACTTTGTAGATTCATCTAATATTGCTTTTTCTGGTAGTCTTTACTTAGGTACAGAATTTACACATGTGCCGTTGTCCAATGTTCCTGGTTGTCAAATATTAAAAGTAAACTTAAAAACAGCAGAATCTCAAATATTAGTATCTGGTAATTTTTTGAATTTTTCTAAAACAAACAGAGTTGAAGCTGTATTAATAGAAGATCAATTATTCTTTACAGATAATAGAAATCAACCTAGAAAAATAAACGTAAGCGATAACACTCAGAGCTACCAAAAT